ACTCTTGGTGCTGTAGTTAACAGTTCAAGTGTTAGTGCTGGTTCTGCTGTTACATTCAGTAGATTGGTAACAATCGGTGGAACTACAACCGATATGAATTACAAGGAGGGTTCCACTTACGCTGAGTTTAAGACAGGAACTATTCACATTACAGGCACAGATGGTGCAGTAAGAACATCACCAAGCGTTGTAACCAAGACAGATTGGTATGATGAGCAAAAGTTAGGTTTAACTAATGCTACAATCTTCTGGAAATCAATCGCACCTAAACCTGTAACCAATGTTTATACATCGGACAGAGGTGGTAAGAACGACGGAATCCACGTTGTGGTTGTAGATGATGAGGGTAGTGTAACAGGAATCAAGGGTAACACTCTAGAAACTTTCACAAACTTATCTAAAGCAAAAGATTCTGTATCAAATGTAAGTGCTCCTGATAAGAATTACTACAAGAATTTCCTTGCAGACAATTCACAGTACATCTATGCTGGTAAGAACCCATCTGTTGAACCAGATACACATTGGGGCACTGTTCCAAGAGCAACTGGATTCGCAGGAACAACTTGTGTTCCAGTTTCAACAGGTGATGGACTTTGGAGTCAAGATGCACAAGATATCACGTTCTCTTCAATAGGAAACGTAACCTACGGATTAGGTGGTGGTGTTGATTACAGTGCCACTGGTGGTATGAAAGCAGAACTTTCAAACTTAATTACATCCTACGAACTATTCGATAATAAGGATGAAATTGAAGTTGACTACCTAATCATGGGACCTGGTTGTGATACTGTAGATAAGTCTCAAGCAAAAGCAAACAAACTACTTGCAATTGCTGGTGACAGAAAAGATTGTATGGCAGTCATCAGTCCTCATAGAGGAAACGTGGTTAATGTAACAAATACAACTACGCAAACAAATAATGTAATTGACTTCTTCTCACCATTAAGTTCTTCATCTTACGGTGTGTTTGATAGTGGTTACAAGTACACATACGATAGATTCAATAACGAGTTTAGATACATTCCTTGTAACGCAGACGTTGCTGGAATGATGTGTCGCACAAGTGTTAATGCTTATCCTTGGTTCTCACCTGCGGGTCAGCAAAGAGGTATCCTTAACAATGCAGTCAAACTTGCATACAATCCAACCAAGGCACAAAGAGACAAACTTTATCCTGCAAGGATTAACTCCTTCATTACCACACCTGGTATAGGATCATTACTCTTTGGTGATAAGACCGCACTTGGATTTGCATCAGCATTTGATCGCATTAATGTTCGTCGTCTGTTCCTTACAGTCGAGCAAGCACTTGAAAGAGCAGCACAGGCTCAACTCTTTGAACTTAATGACGAGTTAACAAGAGCGAACTTTAGAAACATCGTTGAACCATATCTTCGTGATATTCAGGCAAAGAGAGGATTATTTGGATTCCTTGTTGTTTGTGACACCACAAATAATACTCCTGATATCATTGATAATAATGAATTCCGAGCAGACATCTTCCTGAAGCCTGCGAAGAGCATCAACTACATTACCTTGACCTTCGTTGCTACACGTACTGGTGTTAGTTTTGAAGAAGTCGTGGGTAGGGTTTAATTAACTCTAAATATTAACAGGAGGATTCCAAAAAAATGGCAACATCAAGACCAGTAAAGACCATCGCCAATTTCAAGTCTCAACTTGTTGGCGGTGGTGCAAGACCCAATCTATTCGAGGTCGAAATGGCAACACTACCTGACGGAGTTGCTTGGCCCGAAAATGCTAAACGAACATTTAATTATCTGTGCAAAGCAGCACAATTACCTGCATCAAACCTTGCACAGATAGACATACCGTTTAGAGGTCGTATCTTCAAAGTTGCTGGAGATAGAACAGTTGAACCTTGGACAGTTACCATCATTAACGATGAGAATTTCCAAATTAGAAATGCTATGGAAAATTGGGTTGAAAAAATAGCAAAACTAAGTGATAATATAGGTAATGTTAACCCTAACGCATACATGGTTAATGCCAAAGTATTCCAATTAGGTAGAGGTTCCAAACCTGGCGATCCAAATAACCAAGGAGTGGACAATGGTGATGCCAATGCTGTTCTAAAAGAATATGAATTTATTGACATATTCCCAACAGCAGTTTCACCGATTGATCTATCATACGATTCTTCAGATGCTATTGAAGAATTTACTGTAGAGTTTCAAGTCAATTCCTTCTCCTTGACTGGAGCAGGGTCTCCTAATGGGTAACTAAATAAAGTATAAGGATAAACTTTTAAATAAATCATGGCGAAATTATTTGGGTTCTCGATAGAGGACAATGAACCACTATCTCCAAATGCGGTCTCTCCCGTTCCTCCTAATCATGAGGACGGGAATGATCACTTTATGAGTAGTGGTTTTTTTGGTTCCTATGTTGATATAGAAGGAGTCTTTAGAACTGAATTTGAACTTATCAAAAGATATCGTGAGATGGCACTTCATCCTGAAGCGGATAGTGCTATTGAAGATATTGTAAATGAAGCAATCGTTACTGATACAAATGACAGTCCTATTGAAATTGATTTAGATCATTTAAATGCGAGTGATGGTATTAAGAAAAAGGTAAGAGAAGAATTTAAGTATATAAAAGACCTACTAGATTTTGATAAGAAAGCACATGAAATTTATAGGAATTGGTATATTGATGGTAGGATTTATTATCATAAAATAATTGATGTAAAGAATCCGCAAGAGGGTATTCAGGAGTTGCGTTACATTGACGCAATGAAAATGAGATATGTCAAACAGCAAAAAAAGAAATCAGGAGATAAATTAAATAGTATCCAAAGGTATAACAGTGATAATCCAATGGATTATGATTGGCCTGAAATAGAAGAATATTTTATATACAATCCAAAGTCAACATATCCGACTGGTGCTAGAGATGCGTCTGGTGCTACTAACGGAATAAAGATGACCAAGGATTCTATTGTGTATTGTACCAGTGGTTTGGTAGATAGAAATAAAGGTGTCACTCTTGGTTATCTTCACAAAGCGATAAAATCAATCAACCAATTGCGTATGATTGAAGATAGTCTGGTTATTTACAGATTATCCCGTGCTCCAGAACGTAGAATATTCTACATAGATGTAGGTAATTTACCTAAAGTCAAGGCAGAGCAATATCTCAGAGATGTGATGATGCGATATCGAAACAAACTTGTTTACGACGCTAACACAGGAGAGATTCGAGATGACAAGAAGTACATGGCAATGCTTGAAGATTTCTGGCTCCCTAGAAGGGAAGGAGGTCGTGGCACTGAAATTTCTACTCTTCCAGGAGGTCAGAACCTTGGTGAAATCACGGATATTGAGTACTTCAAAAAGAAATTATATAGGTCGCTCAATGTACCCCCATCAAGAATGGACGGAGAAGGAGGATTCAATCTGGGACGATCTTCAGAGATATTAAGAGATGAATTAAAATTCACTAAATTTGTAGGACGTTTGAGAAAGAGATTCTCAAATATGTTTAATGATATACTCAAAACTCAATTAATTCTTAAGAATATCATCACTCCAGAAGATTGGGAGATGATGAGTGAGCATATACAATATGACTTCTTATATGACAATCATTTCTCCGAATTAAAAGAATCAGAACTTTTGCAGGAAAGACTTAACAACGTTGCTACTGCAGAACCTTATGTTGGAAGATATTTCTCACAGGATTATCTAAGACGTAAGATTTTACGTCAGACTGATGAGGAGATACTAGAACAGAATGATCTTATGGCAAAAGAAATTGCTGATGGTACCATACCAGATCCTTCTATTCCAACTGATCCAGAGACTGGAATTCCTCTAGATCAAATTGCTGATATGGATCTTGGTGATCCAGTCAACGAACCAGATTTAGAATCTCAAGGTGATGCAACTGCTGCTCCAGAGATTCCTAAAGGTGGGGAAATATAAATAATAAACGATTACTAATTGATTAATTACTATTATGCCTAATATGGATCATGTACAAGCTGAATTGATGGATATGATTGCTAAAGATGTATCTCCTTCACAAATCAGTGATAAAATAAAAGATATGCTTTATGCAAAAACTTCTGAGAGAGTTGATGCTTATAAACCAACTGCTGCAGATAGTTTATTTGGTGATGAAATAGAAGATGAAATAGAAGATGAAATAGAAGATGAGGTTGAATCTGATGTTGAAGCAGAAGCAGATCCTGTAGATGACGAAACTGATGATGAGTAATCTAATAAATAAGAATAACATGAACATTTCACGATAATGGCACATAAACCCGTTGGAAATAACGTAAGTATTGCGTGTACTCCTGTTAATAATCGATCAGGTGCTATCAAACATCAGTCTGATAGTTTGAGAGTAGTGGCAATTGGTACCTTTGCCCATGTTGCAATTGGTACATTTCCGACTGCTACTCGTGCTGATTATATGGTGATTGAAGGTGAACCACAAACAATTTCTGTCGGTAAACCTGCATCTCAACAGATTAGCGGTATCACTAGTGGTGCTACTACAACTCTTGATATGCCAGAAGGTGTTGCTTCTCAGTTTACACCAGGTGATGCAGTATCATTAACTGTTTTAGGACAATCAGATTATGACTTTGAACATAAAATAGTTAAATCAATTGATAGCACTCCAGGTTTTTCAGGATTTCATGGAGAAAGAATTGTAATAGATCATGATTCTTCTGCAGATAATCCTGCATCTTTAGAAAGTACATCTTATGCTGAATTAAGATCATCATTCAAAGTGGGTGCAATAACTCATCTTGGAATTGGTTCAGTTTATGTACAACAAGTGCAAACAACATCACCAGCATAATCACGGAGAATTCTAATGAAACTGATTAGAGAAGAAATAGAAAGCGTTGAATTCCTTGTCGAACAAAAGAACGGCAAGAAATCAATGTATATTGAAGGTGTGTTCTTACAAGGAAACATTAAAAACCGTAATGGTAGAATGTATCCGATGGAGACACTTCGTAAAGAAGTTGGTCGCTACAATGAGAACCATGTTCAAAATGGTAGAGCACTTGGAGAACTTGGTCATCCTGATGGTCCAACCGTCAACCTTGATCGAGTATCACATAAGATCGTTTCTCTAAAAGAGAATGGTTCTAATTTCATTGGTAAGGCAAAAATTCTTGGCACACCAATGGGTAAGATTGCTGCTTCTCTTGTTGAAGAAGGAGTAAAACTCGGTGTCTCTTCTCGTGGTGTTGGTTCATTGAAGCAAACAAGAGAAGGTGTAAATATAGTTGGTGACGACTTTATGTTAGCAACTGCTGCTGACATCGTTGCTGATCCTTCTGCTCCTGATGCTTTTGTTGAAGGTATCATGGAAGGTAAAGATTGGGTCTGGGATGGAGGAATTTTACGTGAGAAGTTCGTAGAAAAGACTTACAAACAGATTAATACCCTAACAACACAAAAGAAATTAGATGAACAGAAACTTAACCTGTTTAATGATTTCTTATCAAACTTATAAAACTTCTAAATAAATATAGATTTAGATAGCACAAATCGGAGAGTTTCACATGTCTCGTGGCAAACAATTACAAGAAATGGATCCAGGCACAAAGCAATCCAAAACTGCTGTTAATGCAAACGCAAAACCAGCAGACTCAATGGATACCTCTGTTGCAGGTTCATACGAAGATCTAGGAGGTCCTACTCCAGATAATTACAAACCAGATGATGATTCTGCAAAGTTAAAAACACCTGGTGGCACCCTTAAGCAAGTTAAGGATGTTGTTAATAAGGGAGCAAAACCCGCAATGAAAGGAACCGCTAAAGAAGACTTGGAACTTGATGATCAAGAAGTTGTCGCTGAAGAACCTGCTACGGAGGAAGAAGTGGTTGCAGAAAACGAAATTTCTTCTGAGGAAGAAGTAGTAGAAGTTGCTGAGTATGACATGGAAGAAGATGTCAATGCTCTCCTTGGTGGAGAAGATCTTTCTGAAGATTTCAAAGCAAAGGCAAAGACAATCTTCGAAACTGCTATTAACGCAAAAGTTGCTGAAGTTAAAGAATCTCTTGAAGCACAATATCAAGAGAGACTTGACGAAGAAATAGAAACAGCAAAAGAGTCACTCGCTGAAAGAGTTGATTCTTATCTAGAGTATGTTGCTGACGAGTGGTTTGATGAAAACCAACTTGCAGTTGAAAACGGTCTTAAGACTGAAATGACTGAATCATTCCTTGAAGGAATGAAGAGTCTTTTTGAAGAACATTATGTACAAATCCCTGAAGATAAATACGATGTCCTTGAGAGTATGGTAGAAAAACTTGATGACATGGAAACCAAGCTCAATGAGCAAATCGAAAAGAATATTAACTTAAATAACAGACTCGGTGAGTCAGTTGCTGATGGTATTCTAGGAGATGTTTCTGAAGGTCTTGCGACCACTCAGAAAGAGAAGCTCGCTTCACTTGCTGAAAGTGTAGAGTTTGAAAGTGAAACAGAATATCGTGAAAAGTTGGAGACACTTAAGGAGTCATATTTCTCCTCAAAACCAAATTCTCCTTCATCTAAGACTGAAACCCTTTCAGAAGGTGTAGATAGCACAGAAGGTGTTGGTGAAATAACCAACTCAATGAATGCTTATCTAAGATCTTTGGGTAACACTCTTAAATAATTGAATTTAACATAATTCAAACGTAAACACTTATTAGGTAAACCTCAAATGTTCCAATCAGAACAGTTGCAGGAAAAGTGGAAGCCTCTTCTAGAGTATGAGGGTTGTGAGAAGATCACAGATCCCCATCGTAAAGCGGTTACTGCAGTCCTGTTAGAAAACCAAGAAAAATTTTTAAGGGAGACATCAGCATTCCAAGAAAGCGGAATGTTGAACGAAACTCCAACAAACAACACTAATACTGGTGCTAACGCTGGTTTTAGTGCAAGTGCAACCGCAACAGGTCCTGTTGCTGGTTTCGACCCAGTACTTATCAGCTTGATTCGTCGTTCAATGCCTAACTTGGTGGCATACGATCTTGCTGGTGTTCAGCCTATGTCTGGACCTACTGGTCTTATCTTTGCTATGCGTTCTCGCTATACCAACCAGTCTGGAACTGAGACATTCTACGATGAAGTAGACTCAGCATTCTCTGGTCAGAACGAAGCGTTCGACCTAACAGACGGCATGACAGCAGCCGCTTCTGGTATGGGTACTACTGCTCAGGCAGCACAACAGAACCCTGCAGTTCTTAACCCAGTTGGTGGAGCAGGAGACAATAAGGCATACAACGTTGGTCAAGGTATGCGTACAGACGCTGCTGAAGACCTCGGTACTACTGGTGATAACTTCAACCAGATGGCATTCTCAATCGAGAAGGTCACAGTTACCGCCAAGTCTCGTGCGTTGAAAGCTGAGTACTCACTAGAGCTTGCTCAAGACCTCAAGGCAATCCACGGATTGAACGCTGAAGCAGAACTTGCTAACATCCTTAGTACTGAAATACTTGCTGAAATCAACAGAGAAGTTATTCGTACAATTTATAAGGTTGCTGAACAGGGTGCTGTTTCAAACACTGCTTCTGCAGGTATCTTCGACTTAGACATCGACTCTAATGGTAGATGGTCAGTTGAGAAGTTCAAAGGACTCTTATTCCAGATCGAGCGTGATGCTAACGCAATCGCACAAAGAACTCGTCGTGGAAAGGGTAACATCATCATGTGTTCTGCAGACGTTGCTTCTGCTCTAACCATGGCTGGTGTACTTGACTACACTCCTGCATTGAATGCAAACCTTAACGTTGATGATACTGGTAATACATTTGCTGGTGTTCTTCAAGGTAAGTATAGAGTCTACATCGACCCATATGCTGCTAACCTTGATTCATCTGGTAACACTGCAACTGCTAGTGGTAATCAGTACTACGTTGTTGGTTACAAAGGTACTTCACCTTATGATGCTGGTATATTCTACTGCCCTTACGTTCCGCTACAAATGGTTCGTGCTGTGGGAGAGAATACCTTCCAACCAAAAATCGGGTTTAAGACTCGTTATGGTATGGTTGCTAACCCATTCGCAGAAGGTAAGACACAAGGAGAAGGTGGACTTACAATTAACAAGAACCGTTACTACAGACGTGTTGCTGTTAAGAACCT